AAAGAATTTATAGCCAAGGCGCATAAAAGTGCTGACAAAGCTATTTTGGACGCGCAGAAAAGTGCTTCTATGGTTGATGTAGAAAAGGTTAAGGAGTGGTTGAGCAAGCCGATGGTGGTTAAAACAGGGCATTTTGCAGGGGTTTATTTTGCCCTATTTGCAATACTGATGTATCAGGTTATCATGTTCTAGCCAGAGGTTGCATAACCCTCCTCCTGCCAGCCTGATCCACTGGCGGCAAAGACGGATCACTAGCCAAGGTTCCTATTGACCTTTTGAGCCAGCTTAGTCCACTGGTGGTGCAGACGGACTACTTATTAAAAGGAAAAGATATGTTTTTAACAGAAAAATGGAAAGAAAAGACAGCTCAAGAATTAAAGTTTTACAGTGAACCGACAATGGTTAGCAATTGTATGCGGACACCTGATGGAACTGTCCTAACTTCGCATCATCGGCATGATTATGTCACTCACATTGATAAGAACGGCAAAGAGTACATACTTGATGGCGGCATAGACTACATTATATGTTCAGATAATGGTGATGAGGAAATGCTTACTGTGTTTGATGATGCGCCTCATGAAGTGCTAAGAGATTGCGTTGCATGGGGGACATACGGTAAAAAAGGCGACCAACCTTTGTCATTTGTTTGTATTGCTGAAATGGAAACGGAGCATTTGCAAAGCTGCGTATTTGCTAAAGGAAGGAGAATGAAGGCGGTTATCAAGAAAACAATGAAAAATGAGCTGGAATATCGCATAAAGACTCAAACTCCCGCATAGCCTAAATGGTATAGCCTGCATCGACAACAATCATTTCAAAACAACCTTCTGAACACCTATAATTGCGGTCCATTAACGAACTGGATACTACCGTGATTATTTATATGATTATCTTCATCCTTGCCTCCCTGTCAGCCGTTGCCGTTGACGACCTAAGTTAATTTACATTTCTGATTAAAAACCGTTACAATACGCAAACTAATTGACGTTATAGGTGTCAAATGGATTCGTTAAGCGTATCCTCGAAGATAAACGATTGCACATTCTTTGATCTTGATGACTTGCTGGCTGAGTTTGACGGTATTATTGACTCGATCATGCAAACAGACATACAACGCCATCAAGTACGCTTGGCTGTTGCTGATTGGTGCGAGACCGTTGACGCAGTGATCGGGGAACTAGAAAGCCTTGACTACCTGCATAATGATTACCAAGACACATCACTGCTAATGGCTGATGTCACATTCGGCACGGAGACATAATGCTATCAATTGAATATAAGGCTACTGGGGAGATTATCCCTTATATTAACAACTCAAGAACGCACAGCGAACAGCAAATCCAGCAGGTAGCAGCCAGCATTAAAGAGTTTGGATTCACTAACCCTATACTCATAGATCAAGACGGTGGCATTATAGCGGGTCACGGACGCTTACTGGCGGCTCAACTGCTAAAGCTGGGCGATGTTCCCACTATCACACTAAAAGGGCTTACAGAGGCACAGAAGAAGGCTTACGTCATAGCTGATAACCAACTGGCATTAAATGCGGGGTGGGACATAGATTCGTTAAAGATAGAGATTGAAAACCTATCCGAACTTGATTTTGATATTAGCCTACTTGGGTTTGATGATGATTTCTTGTCTGGTCTAGTCGATGATGTCGAAGGTAATACCGATGAGGACGTTGTACCAGAAGCCCCTGAAACACCTGTAACGGTTGAGGGTGATGTCTGGGTATTGGGTAACCATAGATTAATGTGTGGTGACTCAACGAGTATAGACGCAGTAGAGAAACTGATGGCTGGAGTGTACCCAGACCTAGTGCATACAGACCCCCCTTATGGGATGAATGCCGTTAGCAAGTCGTCGGTACTAAAGGCAAACTATAAGATAGATATAATGGGGGACGATAACCCAGACGTAGCGAAAGATGCTTTTGCCCTTATTTACGGTATGTATCCAGAGTCTAAGCATATATGGTGGGGGGCAAATTATTATTGCTCCGCACTTCCTGATAGTGAATGTTGGCTGGTGTGGGATAAAAACAACGGACAAAGCGATCAAACTGATTGCGAGTTAGCTTGGGCTAATTTCCGTTCAGTGGTGCGCCAGTTCACGCAGGCAAGCGAAAAAACAAACAGAGTACACCCCACACAGAAGCCAGTTTCTTTGATGGAATGGATTATTAAACGGTTTAGCTTAACGTCCAGAACGATAGCTGATTACTTTGGCGGCTCTGGGTCTACCTTGATAGCCGCTGAGAAGCATGGACTAGATAGCTATATAATGGAATTTGACCCTAAATTTTGCGATGTTATTATAAAGCGATGGGAAGAGTTCACAGGCAAAGAAGCATTGATGGAAACAACTGGCAAGAGTTACAGTGAGTTAGCGAATGAAGAACGGTAATCAAGGTGATGGCGGCGGTAGACCTGAAGTGGTGTTCACTGAAGAACAGACCATAGAGCTAAAGGCTTTGGCTTCGGTGCTTACTAAAGGACAGTTAGCAGACTATTTCCACATCTCAGAGACTACTTTAAGAGCGATTGAGGCTAGACAGCCAGAAGTTTCTGACGCCTATAAAAAAGGAAAGGTCAATCAGATTGCCAGCATGGGGTCTAACCTGGTTAAATTAGCCAAAGCGGGCAACGTAGCGGCCAATATCTTCTATCTTAAGACTCAGGCAGGCTGGCGAGAAGCAGAGCCGCCACCGCAAGAGATACCTGCCTTTAACATCATAGTGGACGGTCGTGCAACTAACGCTCCCACAGAGTGAAATACTCTTAAACCATTCGCGCTTTAAAACCGTAGTTGCGGGGCGCAGGTTCGGCAAGACTTTCCTATCCGTTAATATGATCCTAAAAGAAGCCGTTACAGGGGTAAACAAAAACTGTTGGTATGTTGCTCCTACTTACGGCTCTGCCAAAGAAATTGCTTGGGATATGCTAATACACACTATCCCGCCTGAATACGTTTCTAAGACCAATGAAAGCAGCCTAACGTTACGCCTTATCAACGGGTCTGTTATATCCTTAAAGGGCGCGGAGAAGCCGAATAACCTTAGAGGCAGAGCGTTAGACTTCTGCGTACTAGATGAATTTGCAGATATGAGGCCAGAGGCTTGGTACGAGGTAATCAGGCCAAGTTTGAGTGATCGTCAGGGCAATGCCGTCTTTATTGGGACACCAAAAGGAAGGAATCACTTTTACGATTTGTGGGCAAAAGGAATTGATGGGGCTAATAATTGGTCTAGCTTTCAATACACGACCATTCAAGGCGAGAACGTACCCGCAGAAGAAATAGAGGCTGCAAGGGCTGACTTAGATGAGCGCACATTTAAGCAAGAATATGAAGCTCAATTCGTTACTTATCAGGGGCTGATCTATTACGGGTTTAGCCGTGAAGACTCTGTATTGGATATAGGGGATGATAATGGTACACTCAACGTGGGTATGGATTTTAACCTAGATCCCATGTCAGCCGTTATATGCTTACGAAAAGGCGGGAAGCTGTACGCTATAGACGAGATTGTCATGTATGGATCGAATACTGATGAGATGGTTGCGGAAATAAAAAACCGTTATCCAAATCGGAATATTATTATTTATCCAGACCCAGCATCAAGACAGCGGAAAACCTCTGCTGGTGGTCGAACAGATTTGTCGATCTTACAGAACGCAGGATTTAGCGTTAAGGCGAAGAACTCACACGCATTGGTCAGGGATAGAATCAACGCTGTGAATAGTCGTTTATTGTCGGGTGACGGTAAGCGTCATTTGTATATCTCCCCGAAATGCAAGCAGACCATTAAGTCTCTTGAACGGCAGACATACAAAGAAGGAACGAGTATTCCTAATAAAGACGATGGGTTTGATCATATGAATGATGCCCTTGGTTACTTAATAGAATACATTTTCCCTGTTCGGACTGAATACGCTACCCCCCAACCTACTAGGTGGACTTGATGAGATTGAACGCAGATACAACGCACCCTGATTACGACAAATACGAAAGCCGCTGGGAGTTCTATGCCCGCAGCTACTTAGGGGGAGAAGACTATTTTAATGGCGCATATCTGACGCGCTACATATCAGAAACCAGTGACGACTACGACCGTAGATTAGACCTAACCCCACTTGATAACCATGCTAAGAATATAGTCCACATCTACTCTAGCTTCCTTTGGCGCGTACCGCCTACCAGAGCATTCAATTCAGCAGTAGGCAACGTAGCCCTAGAGCCGTTCCTTAACGATGCTGACCTTGATGGCCGCAGCTTTAATGCTTTCATGCGTGAATCTCAGATATGGGCAAGCGTCTACGGTCATGTGTGGATAATGATGGATAAGCCTAAGTCTACTGCTGGCACAAAGGCAGAAGAGCTGGCGCAAGAGATTCGACCTTACGTCACGATGTTTACCCCAGAAAATGTTTTAGATTGGAACTGGGCCAGAACCCCTAGTGGTCGCTTTGAGCTTGATTACCTGAAGGTTAGAGAAAGCGTTATCCGTGTAGATGAAACAACGACAGAGACTTATTACAGGGTCTGGTACAAGGATCGTGTAGAGCTATGGCATTCGGTTAATGACCTAGATAAGCAGGTTGAGGTCGATGATAACGTGCTTGGCCGTATCCCTGCTGTGTTCCTTCCTGCTAACCGCAGTATCACTAGAGGCATCGGGCTAAGTGATATAGCAGACGCTTCCTATATGCAGCGAGCTATCTACCAAGAGCTATCAGAGATTGAGCAGCTTATACGAATATCAAACCACCCCACACTGGTTAAGTCATTCGGGACTGATGCTAGTGCAGGCGCAGGCGCAATCATTAATATGCCTGATGATATGGATGCCAGTTTAAAGCCTTTTCAGCTACAGCCTAGCGGTCAGAACTTAGATGCTGTTCGCGCATCGATAAGCGATAAGATTCAAGCTATTAACCGAATGAGTCACATGGGGGCTGTTCGCGGTACTGAAGCAATAACCATGAGTGGCGTGGCTATGCAGACTGAGTTCCAGATGTTAAATGCTAAGTTATCAGAGAAGGCAGATCTGCTAGAGTTAGCCGAAGAGCAGTTGTGGATTTTATTTTGTGATTGGCAAGACATTACCCCAGATATAGAAATATTCTACCCTGACGCATTCGACCTTCGTGATTACGATAAAGAACTGATGTTCCTACAGCAGATGAAAGCAGCAGGTGTGAAGTCTGTTACTTTATCTCAAGAGATAGATAAGAAAATCAGTGACCTTGTACTAGATGATGAAAATCTAGCTAAAGCGCATGCTGAGATAGAATCAGGAACTCAAGTGCTTGGGCAGTTTAACGAGCAGGTTGTTGAGACTGAATTGTAATGCCAGCAGATTCTGATTACTCAGAAATCCTTGAAAGTCTAGCCGATGGGCATCAGGAGCGTCTATCTAACGCCCTGAAGACTTTAGAGGATAATGTTGCAGACCTTATGGCTACCGCTCCTACAAGGGACGGCAAGCTGTTTGATTTGGAATGGGCGGTAAGTGCTAGGCCAGAGTTACGGGCGGCATTAGAAGCGAATTATCTTTCTGAGGTTGATTCTATAATCAGGGATTATTCGGCAGTATCGGCTGACGCAGCCAAGATGCTCGCCACCTACGGAGACTTTACTAAGCTAGATACAACAATTATTAGCCAGTTACAGCGCCTATCCTTTCAAGGGTTTGAAGCCATTGCTAACGAGTACCTTGATGTAATGGCTAACGAGGTCTACCAAAGCACCCTGACAGGTCGGGCATTTAATGATACTGTTAAGAACTTGCGACAAACTATTAATGGCGTTTACATTCAGTCAGATAGCGTAGAAGCTAACAGGTTAGTTGATATAGCGGCCAATGGAACAACAGCACAACAAGCTGACGCTGTAAGGCAATTACAGACGATATACGCTAGAGATAGGGTAGGCAATAACCTAAGACGTTACGCAACGCAGATGGCACAAGATAGCCTTATGCAGTTTGATGCCTCAATCAATACAGCTATTGGCAAGCAGTCTGGTGCTACAAAGTGGAAGTATTACGGCTCAACAGTGAGAGACTCTAGGCCGTTTTGTGTTGAACACGCTGGTCAGGTATTTACTGATGAAGAAATCGAGGAAACTTGGTCTGGCAGTTGGAAAGGTAAAGCATCTGGCGACCCGTACATTGTGCGAGGTGGTTATAATTGCCGTCATCATTGGCGGCCTGTATTTAACGAGGAATCATAATGCCACAAGGTAAAGGAACATACGGCTCAAAAGTCGGCCGACCCAAAAAAAAGAAGAAGGTTAAAAAGTAATCAGTTATGCTACAATCCAAATTCACCAATACTCTTTAAGAGGCACGCGACATGAGCGATGAAATCATGGCAACAGAAGCAGAGACTGAAACTGCGGCAGTACAAAGTCAGGAAACCAAGACCTTTACTCAGGATGAACTAGACCGCATTGTTGCGGATCGTGTTGCAAGAGAGCAGCGTAAGTTCGACAAGAAGATATCTGGCATTGATCTGGATGACGCGAAAGACTTAATGGCGCAGCGAGAAGCTGCCGAGTTGGAGCGTAAGAAAGAACGTGGCGAGTTTGATTCTATCCTGAAACAAACGGTCGAGAAAAAAGATATGGAAATTCAGAGTTATAAAAGCAAGTTGCAACAGACGCTAGTAGATGGAGCGATCTTAGGTGCTGCTGGTAATAATAACGCTGTTAATCCGACTCAAGTTTCTCAGTTGCTGAAAGACCAAACCAGACTGTCAGATGACGGAACAGTTGAGGTGCTGGACGCAAACGGAACACCGCGATACAATGACAGCGGTGATTTGTTATCAGTCAATGAGATGGTAGCTGAATTCTTGACAGTAAACCCGCACATGGTCAAAGCCTCTCAAGGTGGCACAGGATCGCAGGGTAACGCTGGTGGCTCTACGCAGAAGCCTACATCTGTGGCAGATATGGTTGCAAACTGGGGAAATGGCGGCAAAGAAGCATTTGCTGCTATGAAGAAAAAGTAACCACAAACCACAAACTCATTTTATTTAAAGGCAATTATCATGGCTGCAACTACTTCCACAACTCTCGACGATCTATTTGTAAATATCGTTGCTCAGGCGCGTTTCACCGCTGAAGAGCAATCTCTAATGATGGGTCTAGTAACTAACTACAACATCCAAGCCCAAGCGGGTAAGACTATTCAGGTTCCTAAGTACCCAGCAATCACTGCTGCTGACTTAACTGAAGGCACTGATATGTCTAGCACCACCGTTTCTACTTCTTCAGTTTCTGTAACTGTTGGCGAAGTAGGCGCACAGGTTCTATTAACTGACATGGCTACTTACGGTGACGGCAACCCTGCTGTTGAGCTAGGTACTGTTCTTGGTAACGCTATCGCTACTAAGATTGATACTGACCTCATTGCTTTGTTTGACGGTTTCTCTGGTTCTATCGGCACTGCTGGTGCAGAGATCACTGTTGCTGACTTGTTCAAGGCTGCTGCAACTCTACGCGCTAACAAGGTTACTGGCGTTATTAATGCTGTTGTACACCCTTTCCAAGCGTACCAGTTGAAAGCTAACCTAACTAACACCTTCGCTAACCCGAACGGTGGCGATTCGCAGAACGAAGCGATGCGTACTGGTTATGTTGGAACTATCGCTGGAATCAATGTCTACGAGTCTGCTAATGTAACTATTGATGGCTCTGGCGATGCTAAAGGTGCTGTATTCGCTCCTGAAGCTCTGATGATCGCTATGAAGCGTGACTTTAACATTGCGCCACAGCGTGACGAGTCTCTTCGAGCATTCGAGCTTAACGCTACTGCCGTTTACGGTGTTGCAGAGCTTGATGATTCGTTCGGTATCGAGCTTCTGTCTGACGCAGTACTGTAGGACTAACGACTTGCCCTCCTTCGGGGGGGCATTTCTATTGAGGTAACAATGGCATATTCAAGTGATGCAGATTTATTAAAATTGATTCCTGATATTCTCGATCTTGGAATCGAGTCTTTTGTGTTGGAGCATCCTAAAGCTCAAGCAGATATTCAACGTGAGTTACGCATTAAGTGGTGGCCGCGAAAGAATATTGCTGGGGAGATGGATACCACTAAACTAACCAGCAGTCAGTTTGTTACATTATCAGCTTACCTAGTGTTGTGGCGTTATGCTTTGCCGCAGCTTACTAACTGGGTAGACGGTGATAGATTCGGTAATATGATCGACTTCTACAAGGCTCGTTATAACGAAGAACTTGAAGCCGTATTAAGTGATGGCGTTGATTATGATGAAGATGGCGATGGCACTGTAAAGTATGACGAAAAGCAGCCTGTCGGCCAGTGGCTAAATAGATAATGGAAGTACAAATTAATACCAACCTTCAAGATATTAGAAGGCGTGTAGGAAAGAAAGGTGAGGAGCTTTCAGCAAGCATCAAGAAAGCACTATCGATCACTGCTCAGGCTGGCATCAATATCATTGAGGCTAGAACGAGTAAAGGTGTTGGTTTTAAAGGAAAGTTTAAAGCTTATACACCAATATATGCTGCTTTTAGGCAAAGTCGAGGCAGAAGCGCAAAGCCTGATTTGCAGTTTACAGGTCAGATGTTAGGTTCCATGACCTCAAGAACGACAAGCAAACAAGCTGAGATATTCTTTAGTAGGGCTACTGAATCTAAAAAGGCCGCGATGAATAACATCAAACGCCCTTTCTTTGGCTTTAATAAAAAAGAACAAGAAAAGCTAGGCGAAGTATTCTTTAAGGCATTAAAATGAGTATAAGAGAAAACATTGCTAACAATTTGGTGGCTACTCTACAGGTGGTGACATCGCCCGTAGGTATTAAGTACGTTACCCGTGAGCCGTTTGATTTTACTAAATTATCAAGCGCACAGTTTCCAGCTATATTAGTTCGCAGTGCTGGAGAAGACAGGGAAGATAGTACACTGGGCGGGTCAATTAGTCAGCGCATGGCTACTATCAATTATGAACTCATTTGCTACGTTAAAGGCACAGTCATTGACTCAGCCCGAAATAACATAATCGAAGCAGTTGAAGAGGCTCTTGATGTTGATCGTCTACGCGGGGGGTATGCCCTTAATACGCAGATAACTAATATTGAGATTGATGAAGGTTCTATTGATCCCATTGGTGGGGTTATTATTACAGTTCGCGTGTTGTACCAATACACTCGCGGCACAACTTAAACTTAAATTAAAAGGTAATTAATCATGGCGACTAAAACAGGCGCATCAGGTGTAGTAAAGTTACAAGTATCGGGTACGACTGTAGCCGTTGTGGGAGAGGTACGGTCATTCACGTTTGATGGATCAGCCGATACTATCGAAGATTCAGTAATGGGTGATGTCTCGCGTTCTTATAAAGCAGGTCTGAAGACTAACACAGTATCTATCGAATGCTATTGGGATGAAGCAGATGCCCAGCAGTTAGTTATAGATGAACGTGCAAGTTTGGACTTTGAAGTCTATCCAACAGGCACTGGTAGCGGAGAGACTTTCTACTCTGGTACTGGCATTGTAACTTCACGCTCAATTACTGGTTCTTTTGACGGAATGGTTGAGGCCAGCTTTAGCATACAGTGCAGCGGAGATGTAACCGAAGCGCAGGTATAATCTAAACAACTAGGAGAATAGTTATGGGTTTAGCGAAAGAGTTAAGAAGCAGAAGAAAGGTTAACGCTAGAGAAGTTTTAGTGCCTGAATGGGGTGACGAATCTGGGGCGTTTAAGTTGTATTGCAGGAGTATTACTTGCTATGACTTAGATCAGTTACAGAAGAAGCACCCCAACTTTCTTCAAAACACCACTATCGGTGCAATGGTAGATTTGATCTGTATGAAGGCAGAAGACGAAGGCGGCAGTAAGCTGTTTAATTCTTCTGAAGATCGACTTGACCTGATGGGTGAAGAAACAAATGTTATCTCTGAGATTGCTAACCAGATGTTTGCTGATATAGAGACGGTCGAGGCACTTGAGGGAAACTAAAAAGCGATCAGTCAAGGATGAACCTGCTTTCCTTGGCTGACCGCCTACACATTACAATAGAACAAGCAGAATATATGCCCCTCAACCATTTTCACGAATGGATGGCCTATTTCAAAATACAGAGCGAATCTAATGGCTGAAAATGTAAATATTGTAATTAAGGCTTTTGATAAGACAGAGGCAGCATTTGCAGGCATTCGCAATGGTTTTGCAAAGATAGGCCAAGCCGCAGATAAAGTTAAAAAGCGATTCCCCAACCTTACTAAAGTTGTAGGCGCATTTGCCACTGTAGCTAAAGCTGCAATCAAAGCTGTGGTGGTGGCATTTACTGCGGCTGCTGCTGCGATGACTGCCCTTACCATTTCTTCTTTAAAATCTGGAGATCAATTAGCAAAGACAGCAGATAAGATAGGCGTAACAACTGAGGCGCTGGCTGGCTTGCGTCATGCAGCAGAGCTTACAGGCGTTTCTGCTGGCACTATGGATATGGCTATGCAAAGGCTTACCCGTAGAGTTAGTGAAGCTGCTAACGGCACAGGCGAGGCTGTAGGTGCATTACATGAGCTGGGTATCAACGCGGCAGAACTGGAGCAATTACCTTTAGATCAGCAGATGAGTGTTATCGCTGATTCTATGGCTAAAGTTAAAAACCAGTCTGACAAAGTTCGTTTAGCAATGAAACTGTTTGACTCTGAAGGTGTCGCTCTTGTTAATACGTTAGCGGGTGGCTCTGAAGGGTTAGCTAAGATGGCAGAAGAAGCCAATATTCTTGGCCTAGCAATGAGCAGAACCGACACAGCTCAGATTGAAGCTGCTAATGATTCTATTCTTAGGGCTAAAAGCGTATTTACTGGTCTGGGTAATCAACTTGCTGTAGCTTTTGCTCCTATTATTGAGATGGT